CCCCCCAAGCATTCTTGGGAGGATCGTCAGGGGACTCGCCCATTTGATTCTTGCAACATCTCGTATTAAAATCCGACATGTTATTTTTTAGCAGGTAGTGTAGTATAACAAGTAAGGAACTTGCTTGAGACCTTGACGGCCCCCCATCATACTCAGACAGGTTCGTATGGGGCCCCCCGCAATCGCTCCCTTCGGTCGGCGAACGGTCTCTGTTAGGAGATGGATGTGAGGTGCTCATTGCACCCACTCCTTGCCGCATGAGTAGCAGATGACGTGCAGAACCTCTTGGTCTTGGATCCAAGCGGTGTCTTTGACTGGCACGTGCCAACCGCAATCACAAGTGATAGGGTATTCCTGTTCAGCACATTCCTTGGCCATATGACAACACCTGATCAGTGATGCCTAGCATGTGGCCAATGAGAACACCGAGTAGGTAACTCACGTTGTTTTTCTTTACGTGCGCGACGACAGATCCAACCTTGGCAGCTGAAAGGCTGACATCGATGGCGTTGGTTGTTGCTTCTGGACTAACCATTCAGACTCGCTCCATGTTGTGAGCGCGTAGGCCTTTGTAATCGCCGGCCCGGAACTCCACTGCTACCTTGTTATTGATACTGGTAGAAGTGACTGCTCCGCCCATAACGAGTACAACTTGACCACATGGGGCATCAAAATACCCAGTGGACAATCGTTGTGCTCCTTCTGAGCTAGATAATTGCAGGGTTGCAATCTTGACCCAAACACCAGGGAAATTTGTTGCGTCATATGGTGGGGCATCACCGCGATTTTGCAATGCGAGCATTTCAACCGCTGAAGAGTCTGCTTGCAGATCAGCATATGGTCCGCTGCCTGTGTTGCTGGACGGGCTGATATTCGTATTTCCAGCGAGGTCATACTCGGCCGGAATAGAATACTGTGTTGGTGTTGTAGCACTTCTCCAAGAGAAGGTACGTGTAACACCTGCTTGATCCTCGACAAGCGATGATGCAAATTCGCCTCCTGTGAGGACGCTTGTAGCACCTGTTGGATTGTTAGCAACAGTGGTATACAATATATTTCCAGCAACGCCGGAACTAGCCCTAAAATCAAACCATCGTGCTTGAGCTTCTTTGCTCAAGTTCTCACGTTCATTTTTGTAAGCGAGATCGAAGACAGCCTTGGCTTCTTCAAAGGCACGTTGAACGGCCCAAGAATCGGCGAGAGCCCATACTTCAATAGAATCTCCAACGCCAAACACATCGATGTCTGCATCAATCTTGACGTTGTATTTTTTCCCATAGCGGTACAAACGGTGATTGGCTGTGCTGGCGAGCTGCCCGCAGTCAATTAACCCCGTTTGAGTTGCAACACCATCACCAGAAAGATACATCTTTCGCTGAACAGGCAAATATTCCAAGGGTTTGGACTTTCTAAAAGAGGGGTCTTTCGTCATTTGCTTCTTTGCGTGGGTACGAGCCATACCCACCGTGGCGACAATCAGGTAAATTGTCTTTCCGGTCCATTTCTCATCCAGTCTCCAAATGGTCGTGCTAACCGGGGGAGATGCCGGCCATGGCCCGACCTCTCCTTACCATGGTCGTACCCGCCAGCAAGAAACCCGCTTACTTCGGGCAACTTACCGTCTGGTACTTTCACTGGTTTTGTCACGTACTCAACTTTACTCGAGTAACGTGCAATTGATGCCAACTCATCGGCGCTGGCAATATCTAGAGTATATAGTCGACCTAAGCCAAGCGGCTCTAGAATTCGCTTGTTACTCTTGGTCTTGTTTTCGGCTTTTTCTGTTTGAAGCCTCATCGTTAGATCGTCATTCCATTCAAGCTGCTTTGTTGTTTCCTTCAGAGGAACCTTCCAATCATCTTTGAATCCGACCAACACGGAATGCATATGTGTATTCCACGTTGATCCCTTGTTTGTGAACTCAAGGAAATGGGAACCGCCGGAGACTCCCCATTCTTTCAGCTTCGTGTTTATTCCACGCATACTGTGCCATCCAGTGTAGCCGCTCATTGTGCGCCTCTCGGTGAGGTATGAATACTGCTCACCTAAACTGGCATGACGAATCGATTTCTCATTACCAGGTAATGTCGTTGTTAGAACACCTATGGTGAGTTCTAAATCCGCTTCTTTGGCCCACTCGATATCATACTCCAATCTCTTAGCGATCTTGTATTGATTTCTCTTGGCTCTCACGTTCTCGCACCCTGGGCATAAACGCCATCGGGCACATAACGATCGGTCATTCAAGAAACTGCGGGCGTTAAGACACCCATCCGGCGTTGCCTCTGTTTTCATGCATGATCCTCCCATATGGGCCAAGCCCCCCAAGCATTCTTGGGAGGATCGTCAGGGGACTCGCCCATTTGATTCTTGCAACATCTCGTATTAAAATCCGACATGTTATTTTTTA